GGGTACGGAGTCGGCGATGTCCTGGTCGGACGGCAGCTGCTCGGCGAGGTGCGGGTTGGCCGCGGCGAAGTCGTCGACCTGCTGGCGCTGCTCGCCGAACAGCTGCATCTGCTGGTCGTCGGGGATCGGCTGCTGCGCCTGCTCGAAGCGGTAGCCGATCTTCAGCCAGCCGTGGCCGAGCACAAGGAAGTCCTTGACCGCCCGCTTGAACTCGGGCTTCACGTCCTCCTGGCGCCACCAGTAGTTGACGGCGCCCTCGGCGATGGCCGAGGCCAGCTGGAACTCGGGCGCGGGGTTGCGCGCCCACACCACGATCTTCGGGTAGTTGATCGCCACGGACGGGCCGATCACGTTGACCGTCGAGAACGTGAGGTTGATGGCGATGCGGTCGCCCTTGTCGAGGTCGCTCTCGCTGAAGTGGCGACCGCGGTACAGGTCGACCATGCGCCGCCACGTCTTGTCGTAGCCCTCGTCCTCGCGGAACTTGCGCGCGGCGTGGAGCCTCATGCGGTAGCGCTTGAGGAGTTCCTTCCTGGACAGGCGCGGCAGAGTGTCCTCGGGAGCGCCCTCCCATGTGGTCAGATCAGGCATCTACACCCAGCGGGTCCCAACGGGCTCAGGGTCGAGACCTGCGGCGCGGGCCCGCTTGACCCACAGCTCGCCTGTCTCTCGTGTCGTCTCGCCATGCCCCTCGTAGCCGTCGTGGAACACCTGGCGCCCTGCGGCGCCGTAGGTGATGCCGACCATGTGGCCGTAGATGCGTTCCATCTGCTCGGTCGGGCACGTACAGGAGCAGCGCGGCGGGATGCGGGCTTCCTCCATCCGTGCCGTGATCGAGTGCTCCGTCCCGCAGTTCGGGCAACGGTAGAGGTACGAAGGCATGTCAACTCATAGGGGACTTTGTCCCGCGGTCAGTAGGCCGCGGACCTGTCCTTGCGGACGTTGTGCCCGCCGAGGCGGTGCGGCGTGTTCTTCTCGACGAAGTCGGGCGTCTGCCGCTCCCACCACTCGAACGTCCAGTAGTCGCTGGTCCGCGTCTTGAACTCGGCGGCGTGGGCGTACACGAGCATCTGCACCGCCAGCGCGAACGACATGACGCGGTCGTCGTGCGGTGAGCCACTCATCTGGCCCTTCTCGTCCCGCACGTACGTCTTCATCTCGAAGATCGTCTTGTCGTCGAGGCACAGGACCTCGGACATGCGGACGGCTCGGGCCAGCTCGTCGATCATCAGCGGCTTGGTCTTGCGGTCGGTGCGCCAGCCGAGCTTCACGCCCTGCTTACGGGTGGCCTCATCGAGGACGCGGCGGTGGTAGATGCGCTGATAGCCCGTCCGCCGCAGGCCCTGGAGCGTCGACAGCCCGTGGTTGTTCGACTCGACGCCGACGAGTGCTGTGCCGTACCACCAGCCGAGCTGGGCCAGCGTCATCTCGCCGAACAGGTCGGCCTCGATGTGGCCGTGCCAGGTGGCGACGACCCACCCCGTGTTCACGTCGACGACGTGCGCGGATGAGAAGTCGCCGTGCTCCAGGCCCTCGGCAACGTCAGCGCCGACCACGTACGCGTGGGTGGGGTCGGGCTTCTCCCACACCTCCAGCGGGCCACCCTTGCCTGGGCGGAACTCGAAGTTCTTGGCGGACTCGCCGAGCTGCACGAGGGCGCCCGTGTAGTCGGGCTCCCTGCTGGGCAGCTTCATCAGCATCTCGGTGTCGAAGACGACGTTCCCAGACTTGATGAACGCCTCGTCCTCGTCGCGGGGGTACTCCTGGTGGAGCTGCCACTCCAGCATCGAGTCCTTCTTGGACTCGTACCACGCGTCGTCGCGCTCGGGCACGGCGTCGTACGGGTAGAAGCGGGGCACGAAACCGTTGGTGCCAGCGCGCGCGCCGACCCACTGCGTGTGGAAGAACTCGCCCCAGCCGTTCGCGGTGGACAGCCCGATCAGCCGCCCGCCGATGTCGACGATCGGCTCGATCGAGGCCCACGCTTCCTCGGGGTTCTCCAAGAACGCCCACTCGTCGACGATGACGAGCGACACGGACTTGCCTCGGGCGGGGTCCTCCCTCGACGGGAGCGACTCGATCTCGGACTCGTTCTCGAACGCCAGCTTCTGGAGCGTGCGGTGGCGCACGTTGGGGCCGCGGTTCTTCACCCACTGCGGCAGCTGGTCGTACGCGTAGACCGCCTTGCGCAGCAGGTCCTGCGCTTCGCGCTGGGCCTTCGACAGCATGACGATCAGGACGTCGTCGTGGAACATGGCGAGCCACAGCGTGTACGCCGCCATCAGCGTCGAAAAGCCGACCTGCCGTGCCTTCAGGAACAGCGACTTGTCCTCGCGGGACATGACGCTCAGCGCGTCCTTCTGCGCGTCGCGCAGGATCAGCGGGATGCGCCCGCGCGAGGGATGACGGACCTTCAGGTACGTCTCGAAGAAGTATTCGGGGTCAGCCTCGCACTTCCTCCACTCGACCTCGTGCAAAAGCTCCGAGGTCTGGAACTGCTCAGCCACCGAAGTAGTCGTCGAGAAGATGCCAGGTGAGCACGCCGATCCCAGCGAGCGCGAGCACCAGGCCAGGGATCGTGGCTGTCACGAACCCCGTCACGGTCGGCCCGTCGCCGACGACGCCGATCAGCTCGCCAGTGAGCAGCGCTGCCCCGCCGACCGCGATGAGCGCGGCACCGACCTTGTCGATCGTCTTCATGGGTCGTCAGGCTTCCTGCGCATTACCGCCCACCGCCTTCACCTGGGAACGACGCTGATTGTCCAACGCACTCTCCAGCTGCTCCAGCAGCTCCTCGTGCGTGAGGTCCTTGATGGCGCGGTCCTCGATCGGCTTCCGCGTCGGCTCCAGCCGCTCGATGTGTTGCAGGTACGTCTTCGCTGCCATGACGGCTTCGCGCCCGTTGGAGGTGGCGAGCTTGTGCAGGTTGTTCACGACCTCCTGGGTGCGCTCGGGCGAGATGTTCAGCTCGTCCATGCGCCGCTGGAGGGCGCGCTTGAAGAAGGGCTGCTTCTTCCAGCGGGGGATCGAGTTGTTGGGGAGGTCGTGCTCGCGGGCCCACTGGTTCTGTGAGCCCTTGCGGCTCGGGTCGACGAGCCACTCGATGAACTCCGCCTGCTTCTCGCTCACCTCGGGCAGCGAGTTGGACGGGTGGCTCACTACGAGTAGACCCGTCCCACCTTCGCCGAGGTGCCCTTGGTCGGGCGGGACGGCGGCGGCGGCGTGTTCTTCCCACGCGTGCTCTTGGGCTGGGAGCGCTTGGTCTGCTTCGTCGACTTGGCGATGCGGGCGGGCGGGATCACGCGTCCGCCGCCACGAGAACGCTGCGACGGGGCGCCAGCGCCACCACGGCCCTTGGCCGAGCTGCGCTGGGAGGGCGTGCGCGCCCCGCCGCGCGACCGCTGGGACGGCGCGGCCTTACGGCCTGCGCCCCCGCGGGACTTCTGCGACGGAGCCGTCTTGGCCGTCGCCTTGCCAGGCGACCGCAGTGTCGGCGTGTCGCCGCCAGGCGCCGCCAGGCGCCGCTGCACGCCCGAGCCGTGCTGGGCGCGTGAGCTGACGGTGGTGCCGCCCGAGCTTCTCCGTGCGTATGCCATGCGAAATATCTGCTTTCCCCTATGAGGGCGGAGGGGGCGGGGGCACTCCCCGCCCACGACCTCCGCGGCAGCTGCTTCTACTTGGTAGGGAGGTTTGTCCCGCGCGCGGGACAGAAGTGCCTATGGAGTGATGGCTGTCACGTGTCCGTCCTGCGGGAAGCAAGCGGTGCCGTACGACGCCCGCACGAGCGACTGGTGCGTGCCCTGCACCAGCAGCACGCTCGCCGAGCAGGAGGAGCTGCGGTACGAGCCGCAGATGCCCGAGACCTTGGAGGGCGCGTGGTGAGACTGAAGCCTGTGGACCACCACGTGCCCGACCACATCGCCATCCCCGCAGCCGAACGCTTCTACCCCGCGTGGGACCCGCAGACATTCGGGCCGCGCACCTGGCGAGGGCCCAAGACGTAACTGCCCCGCACCTCAGAGACCTGCAAGCGGAAGCCAAGCGCCGCCCCTACGGTCTCGCCGAGCTTTCGCTCGGTCTCCGCGCTTGAGAGGAGGTGGGCGGGAGGCGGTGATGTACCAACAGCCGTCCAGCCAACAGCCTCACGCAGCAGCCGCCCTAGAGGCGGCTGCGCTCGCGAAGGGCGGCAGATACAGGTCTGCCAGGCAGTCGACAGCGCGCTGGGGACACGCTCACGGGTCCCCTCGGCAAACGGATTCGGGACACCCCTGGCCGAATGAGCCTCAAAACGACAAAGGTACTATATACACATACGGGCGGGGGGCGCGCCATGCCCCCCCACCCCTGCGGGCGTGGCCGTGGGCTGGAAACTCCAGTTTCCTTCCCACAAACTCACAACAACACACATCATCACACAATCTCACACAACATGACATGATGAGAGCGCGTACGCGTGCGCGTACTAAGGTGCACCTAACTCCGTGCGTGCGCACGCGTGGTTCCTGCCTCCGCCTACGTGCCAACCGTCCCGAGCGTGTACGTGCCAGCAGGCCACGGGGTCGGCGGCAGATACGGGCCGATCCCTTACGCTGCAACGGTTTGCGAGCCGTGAGACGCTTGAAGTGCGACGGCGGAGATGCCGCCTCGCAGGAGGGCCAAGCGATGAACTTCACGACGCGCACAGACGCACCCACCGCCACACCGCAGCCGAAGGCTGCGGCCAGCAAGCACTTCCGCGTGCAGAGCGACGAGCACGCGGGCACGAGCGTCACGCTCGCGCAGGTCTCGGCCAACGCCGAGCCTGGCGACGT